CCCCTGCGTCCACTCAGCTTGTTTAGCTGAAGATAGGTCTGCCCAGCGCAGAGAATTAGAGACAAGTGGATCAACTTTTGCGCTTAAAAGCCTGTCACGCTCTGCACGAACTTCTGTAGCTTTCCATTCATCATACACAGCATCAGAGGGTGCCACCCAAGCTCCACCTTCGTAAGTGTGCAGGTGAGATGGACGTTGCGTTACTTCAACAGTTCCTACTGGGTATGCAGCAACAATCTCATCCGAAGGGTCTGATAAGGTTTCCCAATAATCCCCATTAAGATTTATAAAGTATTTAGACATTTTAACTCCTATGACAGCATTGTGGCATTTTGATTGGAACTGCCAGTTGTTAGATAATAGTGTGTATCAGGGACAATAAAATAACCATTATCCCATGTCCCGCTATCACCGTCTGGCCCACCAACAAGAAAGCCGCCACTAGCGGTTGTGCTGACCTTAGCGTTTCCACCGCCAGTATTTAACTGATAATAAATTGCAATGGCACGACCTGTTGTGTTTTGATACCAAGTACCTGTAGTCAAAGTTGTGGTAGCGTAAGATTGATTTTCACCAAGTCCTTCTTTAATATCACCCGTATCAAAGTTGTCATTACCTCGTATTATACTAGCCATATCATTCCACCGTTACGTTAGGGATGGGTTGGATTGCTTTGAGTTCAGCAGGTGTAGTAGCCGCATCAATGCTTGCCAGTGAGGGTGCATCACGCAAGGCTTGCTTGTCAGAGATGATCTGTGTCGTGTCAGCGCCTGTCTCAAGTGCCTTCATGTAGGCTGTGTCTAGTGCAGCCAATGGCTCAATACGAGCTTGACGTATCTTGTCACGCCAGATGTCCTTGGCTGCTGCCATGTCTACAGAGATTACCCCTGCATCTGCATTAGCTTCCCAAGCACCACGGAAGGTCCGTTCTGCTGGTACTTCATAGTCTGCGGCGTCATAAGATGTTGCGCCTATCTTGATAAAAGTTTGTGTCATTGTGTTACTCCGTGGGAAGTGTGAGGTTCTTCAAAGATTACTCTGTAGTTGCTCATAGCGTCATAACTACCTGTGCGTAGGTTGCAGCGTCGTCGTTGTGAAAACCCACTGAACTAGCCCCCCCTGTCGTCCCCCAACCTGCCCTTACAGAGGTGGTGCTGGGGGCAGATTTCACACTGGCAGACGTTTGAGGGTGGTTTGTAATTCCGTAAGACCCGAAGGTGCAAGCGTAATTAGCTCCCGACAGACTGGTTGTAAGGTTCACGGTATAATCCCCAGTTGCGTTATCTGTAATACTACTTACATTAGCATCATCACGAATAGCTACAGTACCAGTGCCATTAAAGTTAACCCACGCCCGTGCAGGATAAAGCCCAGCACCACCTGTGGTCTGTAAGTTATCTACCTTGATCGTACTCATGCTGCTAACCTCCACGCATTACGGAACTGTCTGTCAGACGGTACATCTGCTGTCTTAACAATCTTAAACATTGGTCTGTTGTACTCCACCGACCAGATGTGACGAGGGATGTCTTTCATGATTAGATACTCCATAGCTTCTTCTTCTGTGAGAGGGCCAATACGGGGTGCTGTCCACTGTGCTGCATGTTTCTCTGGGTCATGCTTAAAGGTGTCGTGGCGACCCTCTGCAATGGCTTGTTGCTCATCGTCTTGCAAAGCCCAGTAGACGGATATGGGTGGCAGTAGCCCAGCCTTAGCTTCTTCAAGCCAGTTGTCACTAGGGACAAGCACCATTGCGGGTTGCTCTGGTTGCTCTGGGTCTTCAAAGATTACTCTGTAATTGCTCATGTTAATGCACCGCTATAACGTCTTGATTAACGTAATCAACGAAACCTCCATCTACATCTTCTGCGTTGAAGGATCGTAGTAGTGTCGTTGTTGCTGCACCCCCGCCTCCGAAACTATAGCCTACTGCGGGGACGTTTGTAGAAGAGTTATTGCCACCAGCCATAACACTGGTTATGTAATAAGTATTAGAGAAAGCACTTGTCCAATTAACTGTAAATATACCCGTTGTGGTATCCGTAACAGAAGACACTTGGTTACTATCCCTTATAGCATTTGACGTATGCGAATAGTTCACCCAAGCCTTGACTGAACCCGCACCACCTAAATTACCGAAGTCTACATCTTGGTCAGGTAGTGTAATAGTCCGTGCTGAGTTAGTATTGGGCGCTGTGAGTGTAACACTGCCCGACCCACTAGCATTACCCTGAAGTTTAATAGTAGCCATTTAGATCACCGTCCATGTTTCGCCAGCACCGACTGTTACAGTCACACCGGAGTTAATAGTGATAGGGCCAGCACTCATTGCGTTCTTGTTGTTTGTGATTGTGTAGTTCGTGGTCACGTTCTGACCGTTTTCGTAAAACACTTCGTCAGAACCACCACCTATTGCGCCGCCGCCGAGAGCAGCCCCATCAATCGTGACGGAACCACTAGTAGCACTAATGTCATTAGTCTGATGATTGATCGTTAAGCTCATAATTTATACCGCCGTGCTTCCGGCCATGTCGTCCTGTGTCATTACCCAAGCATAGCACTTGTCCATGAATGCGTCACCTGAAGATGCGGTGATGTCATCTAGGTTTGCGTTGTAGCGCTTAAAGTCCACTTCACGAGTGTCGTCACCGGGTGTAGCTGTCGCATATGCTGACAGGTCAATCATCACTGTGAACTTTGGATCAGTCCCACGTTGACGGCTGATTGCCGCTGTCACGATGCGGTAGTAAGCGTTGTTAAATGCAATGCCGTACTGGCTGTTGCCTTCTGCGATGTTGTTTTGAATAGCCATTAAGTTTCTCCTTTAGGCGTAAGTTACTTCAGATGTGTGGATCGTAGCGACCCAGCGAATGTTGGTTGATGCTGCGCCAGTTACCAAAATGTTAAGACCTCCATACAAAGTATCACCCACTAAGGTGAGCCCCCAAGACGGTGTGTTGTCTAGGACGGTTGTTGCTGAGTTGACTAGCACTGTCGTACCAGCAGAACCTTCTCTGCGGATTAAGCCCTCGACCTTCCATGCTGCACTTGCTGTGCCTTCAGAGGCTTTTTGACGGGCTACTATTGTGCCGTGGAAAGCATAGGCACTGTTGTTAGGAAGAACAATTAGATTATTGGAAGCTGAAAGACTACCGTCTGTTGTCATTTCTTCTGGTGGAAGGCCACCTGTAGTTTCGGCTAAAAGAACAAAAGTACCTTGTTGAGCATCACCTGTGCCAGAAAAGCGGTTACTGGCGTAAGCAAGTTTCCCCTTAATACTTGAAGAGGATCGATGACCCATCGCAATACTGTATTGTTGCGAGGCTATACTAAAGGCACCTGCTGCTATAGACTGTACACCACTAGCTGTACTAGCGTAGCCAAGAGCTAAAGCACCAGTGCTAGAAGCCTCATTTGATCGCCCCATTGCGGCAGACCACATACCTGAAGCAATTGCAGTCTCTCCCATAGCAATAGCATTACTATTAGTAGCCTTAGCCTGTTTTCCCATCACAATAGTATTAGCACTAGTGGCTCCATAGCTAGCCGTGTTGTTAGCTATAGCTGCTGCTAAGGAGTCTGTGCCAGATGCGTAGGCGTCGCCAAGAGCCATTGCACCTACGCCACTTGCCGTGGTAGCCGAGCCAGAAAAACCTCGACCAATAGCTGTAGAGTGGCTTGCACCAGACCACGCACCAGACCCTGCAGCCAATGAGGATAGACCCGTAGAACTCGTAAAGTAGCCAATCGCAGTCGAATAATTCCCACTTGCTGTTCCGTCTCCAAAGCTATTCGCATAATCCCCAGATGCTGTGGAGCCATTCCCAACAGCAACAGCATTAGTGCCAGTTGCACTAGGTGCAGTGGGACTGCTTGGGTTTTCAGCGTAAAGCTCTGAAGCTGCACCACCAGCATCTGCAAAAGTGACTGCACCAGAGCCATCAGTTGTTAGCACCTGACCGTTAGTACCGTCTGAGGTGGGCAGGGTGTAGGTGCCAGAAATCTTAACTGTATCTGACGTACTACCTAGAGCAATTTGGTTTGCAGAGGTAGTGGCTGCATTATGCCCAATCGCAACACTACTTATATGACCAGCATTCGCCCCTCTTCCAAACGCCATGGCATAATTCGCATCAGCCTGAGAATACCAACCAAGCGCAAAAGAATAATCTTGAGTAGACTTGGCATGTGAACCAATAGAAACCGCACCAAGATGATTAGAGCCATAAGCAGATGAATTATTGTGAACCGCAATAGAAGTTGCTTGTGTGCCAGAGGCTCTGCCTTTTTGTAAAACAAGAGTATCGCTGCCTAACGCATTTGCGGAATCCCCAAGAGCTATAGAAGCTGAACTGTTGGCGTTGGAACTAGAACCAATAGCCACCGCATTCGTACCTGTTGCGCTTGGAGCAGTAGGACTGCTTGGGTTTTCAGCAAACAGCTCTAAGCAC